CTGCGCCGAATGTTCAGTACACCCATGCTCGGGATGAACAGGAGCTGCTGCAAGACTTTCTCTCGTCCTGGGGCTCGTTTGCACCCGATATTGTCACTGGTTGGAATATCAATACATTCGATATTCCGTATTTGTATCAGCGCATTAGTAACTTACTGGGTGAGCGAGTGGCGGCGAGATTGTCTCCGTTCAAGATCGTATTCGAGAACACGGAAATTCGGTTTGGTAAAGAAGTCTTGGCCTATGACGTGTTGGGCATTGCGATTCTGGATTACTTAGACCTATTCAAAAAGTATTCATCGAATCGGGCACAAGAAAGCTATAAGCTCAATTACATTGCTTCGGTAGAATTAGGAGAAAAGAAAATCTCCTACGAAGAATACGAGACGCTTTTTCAATTGTATCGACTGAACCATCAGAAGTTTATTGAGTACAATATTCATGACGTTACGCTGGTGGAACGACTGAATGCCAAGGGCCGTTTGATTGAATTGGCCTTGACTCTGGCGTATGATTGTCGTGTCAATTATGAGGACGTGTTCTCGCAGGTGCGGATGTGGGATTCGATTTGCTGCAACCATCTGATGAAAAAGAATATCCTGATTCCACCTAAGGTCAAACAGCATAAGCCGAATTACATGGGCGCGTATGTCAAAGACCCACAGATTGGACGATTCGATTGGGTAGTCTCATTCGATATTGCGAGTCTTTATCCCCATTTAATCGAAGAATTTAACTTGTCGCCCGAGACCTTACATGAACAGCACACTGACTCTGAACGAGCCTTGCTTGAAAACGTCTCGATTGATACACTCCTGAATGAATCGATTCCCACTGATACCTTAGCTGCGGGCTTAACGATTACACCGAATAAGCAATTGTTTCATACTGAACAGGTGGGCTTTTTGCCTGAGATCATGAAGAGGATGTTCAGTGAGCGGACTCAGTACAAGAAAAAAATGATCGAGGCGAAAAAGAAACTCGAATCGATTAAGAGTAAAGCTACACCTCAGGATATAGAACTCTTGCAGAATGAGATATCACGGTACAATAATCTTCAGATGTCAAAGAAGGAAAATTTGAATTCGGCCTATGGATCATTGGGCAATGAGCATTTTCGTTTCTTTGATACACGACTAGCCGAGGCCATTACTTCATCAGGTCAGCTTGTGATTCGTTGGATTGAGAAGGCTCTGAATAAATACATGAACAAGCTCCTGAAAACAACTGATGCCGATTACGTCATTGCGATGGACACCGATAGTATTTACTTAAATCTGGGACCTCTAGTCAAAGTCGTTTGCGCGCCCACGATGTCTAAGGATAAAATCGTGACGTTTCTGAATCAGATATGCGAAGAAAAGTTTCAGCCTGTGATTGTCAATGCCTGCACAAAGCTGGCAAACTATACTCATGCGTTTGCTCAGAAGATGACCATGAAGCGCGAGGCCATTGCGGAACAAGCGATTTGGACTGCAAAGAAACGATATTTGCTGTATGTTCATGATGTCGAGGGGGTCCGCTTTCAACAACCGGAATTAGTGATTCATGGACTCGAAGCGATCAAGTCCTCGACACCCACACTCTGTCGTGAAACAATCGCTCAGGCTCTACGTCTGGTATTCACGAGTACCCAGACTGAACTGCGAGAATATGTTCATGCTGCTCGAAAAGAATTTCGAACGAGTGCTATTGAAGATATTGCGTTTCCACGTTCAGTCAATGGCGTGGTGAAATATGGTCGAGATTCGTATGTCTCAATTCTGGATAGTGGCCTCGATATGGTTCGAGCCAAGGGAACGCCCATTCATGTTGGTGGTGCCTTGGTCTATAATCACTATCTGAAAGAACACCAGCTTGATAACAAGTATCAGCCTATTCAAGAAGGCGAAAAAATCAAGTTTGTCTATCTCAAGGAGCCAAACATTTTTCGTGCGCCGATTCTCTCGTTCATTCAACGCCCACCGAAAGAATGGGAACTTGAAAAGTGGATCGATTATGATCTGCAATTCGAGAAGTCGTTCATCGATCCGCTGTGCATTGTTCTGAAATCAGTCGGCTGGTCCCTGGATGAACGCGGAACACTAGAGGAGTTGTTTCAATGATAATCCTGACCCTGGTGATATTGACGGCGATGCTGCTGTCCTCAGTCGCGGCCTACTATTCTATTCTGGGATTAGTCAAGATATTTCCTGCGTTTCCCTTTCCGATTGTTGTGATGGGCGGTGCCCTGGAATTAGCAAAGATTGTCTCGGCCTCCTGGCTCTTTCGATTTTGGGATACACTACACTGGACGATGCGAAGTTATTTGCTCACGGCGATTCTGCTCCTGATGATTATTACGTCTCTAGGTATTTTTGGATTTCTCTCAGCCGCACATCTTCAATCCACAGGTGAGATTACTACATATAGCCTTCAACTCGATGCCCTGGAATCTCGCAAAGCGGTGATTATGCAACGCCTAGAAATCATTAAGCAGTTACCCGATACGCAGGATGATATACGATATCGGCGCATTATCTCACTCTCCAGACAATTGGAGAAGATTGTCAAAGATGCGGCTCCATTGCGAGAAAAAGAAGCGGCCCTGACTAATGAAATGGGACCGATTCGATATGTTGCGGAATTGTTTTACAATGCTCATGATACCACGTTCTTGGATAAGGCCGTGCGACTGATTATTCTCTGCATCATTGTGGTGTTTGATCCCCTGGCGATTGTGCTGTTTATTGCCGTGAACCATCAGTTATATCTGATGCGACACTCACCCCCAGGGGATGTTGATAAAAATGTGATCCGTATTCCCAGAAAAGAATTAGCCGTATTAGGAGGTTAGTTATGAAGTTTAAGATGTTTGGTGTTCTTGAGAGCGAAATGGTATTACTGGAACATACGATTAGTTCCTTGTGCGAATACTCGATTTGTCTGGGGGCATTCGGTGGTATTGCTCTCGGTTTTTCACTAATGTCTGTTATTCAATTCCCAAAACGTTATGATTATTTGATGTTGGGTGGTCTTCTGCTAGGACCAACAATTGTTATGGGCCTGGCGTTTCGGCACAGTCTCAAGACGTATAATAAATTACTCGATTCGATCAAACAAGGATATACAGAAAATTACGATCAGACACCGCCACTTCCTCAGAGTAATGATGACATTGCGGAAGCTGAGATTATTGAGGAGGATCAGTAGAATCTGTTCGATATAAATAGAATTGGTGGGGTTGTTCCCCACGTTAAAACAATCAACCTATAACTATGGGAGCATGATATGGACTATCAGAAAATCCATGACACTATTATTTCCCGCGCCGCTGACTACACGTATAATCCAGAAATTCACGATAAGCATCATGTGATTCCTAGCTGCTTATCCCCTATTATTGAAACGGTAGAATCATCACAGGGCACTGGAGAATATTATGAACAGACAATGTTGCGGTAATTGCGGTTGGGCAGAACCATTTCCTGACAGTCATAAATCCCCATACCAAATTTGTACATGGCTTTCTGAATGGATGGCGCATAATCTATTACCTGATTCATTTCCATCAACAGTGGTAACGCACCGCGTGATAGAATCAACACGCGGAACTACATGCCCCGTATGGAAACGTGACAGAAAAAAGAAGCATAATACACTACCGTTGTCTGATTAATATTAGCAAAGGAGACTCATGATGAATTTGCTGGAACGAATGAAAGAAGCTGGAACGATCAAGACAGCGGATGCTATTTCCCGTTCGTCGTTTTTCAATATGAAGGACGTGATTCCTACGTCTTTGCCTATTTTGAATGTGGCGTTTTCTGGGCATCTTGATGGTGGCTTGATTCCTGGGCTGACTGTGTTTGCGGGAGAGAGCAAGTGTTACAAAACGCTGCTGGCTTTGTACTGTATTCGCGCTTACATGGATAAGTATCCCGAAGCGATTTGCTTATTCTATGATTCGGAATTCGGTGTCACCCCAGCGTATCTCAAGGCCAATGGGATTGATAGTGAACGGATGTTGCATATTCCAGTGGAGCATATTGAACAATTGAAGTTTGATATTGTGAAGCGACTCGAAAAGATCAATCGCGGCGACAAGGTATTTGTGTACATCGATTCGCTGGGAGCCCTGGCATCAAAGAAGGAAGTGGATGATGCGATTGATGAAAAGGCCGTGAGCGATATGACCCGAGCTAAGGCGATTCGTTCATTGCTAAGAATCATCACACCGCATTTGACCATGAAAGATTTGCCCTGCATTGTGGTCAACCACGTCTACAAGGAGATCGGACTGTATCCGAAAACTGTGATTCCTGGTGGAACGTCGGTGACCTATCTTGCCAATCAGATATTTGTTATCACTCGCGCACAAGAGAAAGATGGCACTGAACTGATGGGCTATAACTTCACCATTCATATTGAGAAGTCTCGATTTGTTCGGGAGAAGTCTAAGTTGATGTTCACCGTGACGTTTGAACACGGGATTAAGCAATATTCAGGAATGCTTGATCTGGCCCTGGAGGGAAAGTTTGTGCAGAATCCATCGATGGGATGGTATCAGAAACCAGGTGGCAAGAAAGTTCGCGCAGTGGATACCGAGAATGCAGAATTCTGGAATGATATTCTGAGAAACCAAGAATTCAAAACCTATGTGCAAACTCGTTTCAATGTGGCTCATGGGGACTTGCTTGGCAATTTCTCTCCGATCACAGAACAGGTTGGGGAAGAAGCTGAGGAATCAGAAGTGGTTGAAACATCAGAGAAAAGACGCACAAAAAAGTGTAGACGATAACTTGTATTTTCTGGAGAATTGTGTTATAATTACTAGATCAAAATAATGTCAACCAGACTTGAACATATTATTCTTCGTCATCTCATCTACCACGACGAGTACACCAGAAAAGTGTTGCCCTTTCTGGTGGATAAGTATTTTCATATTAAATCCGAGAAACTTGTTTTCACGGAGATTGCGAAATTCATTCAACGCTTCAATGCCTGCCCCACGCAAGAAGCTCTCTCAATTGCGATTTCGGAATCTCGTGATCTCCGCGAAGATGATGTTCGTGAATGCCTCGAGGTTCTCAAACTCTGTCAAGAGCAGCAGAATGAACCTGTCAATATCGAATGGCTCCTGGCAGAGACAGAGAGTTTTTGTCGTGATAAGGCAATCTATAATGCGGTTCTCGAATCGGTTGACATTCTTGAAGATAAGAAGAACAAGAAATCCAAGAACGGCATTCCCGATTTGCTCAAGACGGCCCTGGGCGTATCGTTCAATCCTCATATTGGTCATGACTATCTCGAACAACCTGAAGATCGATATGAATTTTATCATCGTCCCGAAACTCGTGTTCCTTTTGATCTGCGCTACTTCAATCTTATCACGAATGGCGGCTTGCCCACCAAGACGCTGAATATCGTGATGGCGGCAACAGGAGCAGGTAAAAGTTTGTTCATGTGCCACTGCGCTGCCGCGGCCATGGTGCAAGGCAAAAATGTTCTTTATATCACACTCGAAATGGCTGAGGAACGAATTGCCGAACGTATCGATGCGAATGTTCTTGATTTGGATTTGCATACACTTCGCCGTATATCAAAGGAAGATTTTCTTCGGAAGTTTGATGCGAAACGACAAGCCATGTTCGGCAAGCTCATTATCAAAGAGTACCCCACGGCCGCGGCCACGACCCTTCATTTTCATGCGCTCCTGAATGAATTGCGACTCAAGCAGAATTTCGTTCCTGATATCTTGTTTGTGGATTATCTAAATATCTGTGCCTCTGCAAGAGTGAAACACGGCAATAATATCAATAGTTATTCGTATATCAAAGCGATTGCCGAAGAATTGCGGGGCCTGGCCGTTGAATTCAATATTCCTGTGGTAAGTGCTACGCAGGTCAATCGAACTGGATTTGCCAGTTCTGATCCTGAAATGACAGATGCCTCAGAGAGTATGGGTTTGCCACATACCGCAGATTTTCTTTTTGCGTTGATTACGAATAAGGAACTCGATGATCTGGGGCAGATGATGGTCAAGCAGTTGAAAAATCGGTATGGTGATCCTATTAACAATCGGAGATTTGTGATTGGGGTGGATCGATCTAAGATGCGGTTGTTTGATGTAGACGATGTGGCTCAGACACCCAATGGTCCTGTAAGAACAAATGCGCCCAATACTATGAAAACGACTTTGCCAACAACAGAGAACAGATTCAAAGGACTCTTAGTATGAACCAAGTGGTGTTTGTACGTACTTATGATCAGGCTCTTCCTGCGGATGTTTGCGATCTGATTATTGATCGATTTGAGCATGATCGCCTTCATCAGCAGGAAACTGATTTGAAAGGGCATCGGCACTTCACTGAAATCAATGTCACGGCCTCTGATGGGTGGCAAGATGTTCACCAGATGATTCTCAATTCAGTCAGCGAGTGCGTCTATTTGTATCGAACGGATTTGAATCTGGACTCAAGACTCTGGCCTGTGAAATATGGATTCGAGCAAATACGGATCAAGCGATATGAACCGAATGGTCTGGATGCGTTTCATTACCATGTCGATGTTGGTGATTACTATTCAGCCCGACGATTCTTAGTTTGCTTCTTCTACTTAAACACCGTGGAGAAAGGTGGTGAAACGTCTTTCTACTTAGATCCAAATCATCGATGGTTGACCATAAAACCTGAACGTGGCCGCGCGGTGCTATTTCCTCCAACCTGGACCTTTCCTCATGCTGGAGAGAAAACACTATCAGGCAACAAATATATCATCGGATCGTATCTGCATTATCTGTAGCAACATAAATAATTATATGGCAGGCAAGAATCTCCATCTGACCCATCTTGAAGAACTACCCCTGATTAGAGGGGGCGAGGGACTTCGCATTGCTATTGGATTTTGTGAACAACTCAAACAGCAGTTGGTGAGTGATAGTCCTGGCGATCTCTCAGTTACAGTTAAGTGGGATGGTTCTCCTGCTATTGTATGTGGCATGAATCCTGAAACAAACAAATTCTTTGTCGGGACCAAGAGTGTCTTTGCAAAAACTGAACCGAAGGTCAACTACACCCCCGCGGATATTCGGAACAATCATCCCGACGAGGGCCTTCAAAAAATTCTGATTCAGGCATTAAAACACCTCGCTAAACTTGGGATACCTGGTGTTTGGCAAGGTGATTTGTTGTTTACTCCCGATATGATTAAGACTCAAAAGATTGATGGGGAATCGTATATCACGTTTCAACCCAACACCATTGTCTATGCGATTCCTCATCCATCTC